TTAAAGATAAGATGGGGCGGCGACTGGGATATGGATACGCAAACCAAAGATAACAAATTCGATGATTTAGTTCACTTCGAGTTAAAGAAATAATGCCTAAACAATATTTACAACTATCAAATTTCGCAGGCGGATTAAACACTAAGTTTGATGCTCGCGATATAAAAGACGATGAGATAACTAATGTTAGTAATTTACAGGTGTATAAGCCTGGTCAATTATTTTCATCAGCTCCTCACACACAAGTGACAACACTAGCTGGTACAGAACCTAGATTAGGGTACGGTATATTTCTTTTTAAATCTGATACACAGATAGATGATACGTCTGCACTAACAGAAATGTTAGCTTTAGCTGATACAACCAACAGTCAGATTGATATTATTTCTGACCCATTTGGCACTCCAGCAGCTACTTATGAGATTGACTTAGGTACTACAACAGGTGGTAAATATATTTATTATTATGTAGATGGAGCATTAAGAACTGCCGACGCTAATGGTGGAGCTAATAATACCGCTAATTGGTACGGATTTGTTAAAAGAGGAAGTTCTGCTTTCGGCGGAGATATAGATGATTGGGAATCTAAAACAAATGACTTAGCAGCCCCAGTTGGGACGAATTGCGGCATAACAGATACTGGGTATGCCCCCACAGCTTCTAATAGCGGTGTTGGTTTTGATGTAGATTTAAGTGTATCCATAACTGACGATGATGGATTATGGGAAGCGACTACTTATGAATTTGCTCAATCTTTCGTTTATGAAGGAGACCAAGAATCATTATTAACAACTTATCCTGAAACAGTAACTCTTTCCGTTAATAATTACTTTGAAAATGTTTATGTTGGGTTGAAATCAGCTTTCAATGAGAGAATAAAAGGTGGGAGAGTCTATATACGTAAACAGGGAAGTAATGATTTATGGACTTTATTTCTTGATATAGATTTTGAACGTGGTGTACGCAAAGATTTTGGGGCTCAGGATTATCATGGATTTAGCGCTACGAGTGGAGCTGCGTATAGTCATACATCTTTTACCGATGCAACTTGTGATACTACAAACACAGATGCAACAGTTGGTCATGATGATGATGATGGAGCAATAAAAGCTGGAATGTGGGTTACTGGTACTGGTATACCAACTGGCCCGGATGCGACTGTTTCTTCTGTAACTAGTGATACAGAATTTGAACTTTCTGCGAACGCTACCGCTACCAACGACCCTGTGACTTTGACATTTCATTCAGGATTTACTATAAAAGGGCCAAGTATTGATACTTACGAATCAATTAATGGGTTTAGTCCTGATATTGGTCAAATATCTTTTGGTCAAACGAATGGATTATTCTATAAAACTGTTACTGTTTGCAATATGAGAACATTTGTCGCTCATGTAAACTATTATAAATCGACTGGTTCTTCTGAAATTAAATTGATGCCAGATAGAATATTATATACTCCACCTGGCAAATATGATACGTTTCCACCAAATCAGTTCATTGATATTGGTATAAATGATGGTGAAGATTTTACTGCTTTGGAATCTTTTGGAACGAAACTATTAGCTTTTAAAAATAGTACATTATACATAATAGATGTAACTTCTCCTGACGATATGGAATGGTTTTTAGAATCGACTCATAATGGACTTGGTGTTGATAAACCAGCTGCTGTTATTAGAACAGAGTTTGGTATTTGCTGGGCCAGAAAAACTGGTATATACGCATGGTCTCCATCTCAGGGTATAGTAGAACTGTCAGCTAAGTTAGATAAAAATCTATCCCCTATGACTGACATAACAGACCCGGTTATTGGGTATTATCCTCAAGATTCACATCTATTGATTATTCAAAATTGTGGAGCTGCTTCAGATGCTTTGATATATGATTTTACAACTAAGTCTTTTACAGAACTTGGTTCTTATACATCTGCTGCTATTAGTAATATTCAAAATGATGTAGATAATACAATATTTTCTTTAGGGACAAGTATAAGAACATATTCATCAGCTCAGGGTTCTACTGCTTGGATATTGGAAACAAAAGATTTTGACTTCGGCAATCCTGGGGTATTAAAACGTCCATTGAAACTTATTGTAAGTTATTCTACATCCTCTGGAGTTACAGTTACTTCAAATTATTATAAGGATGGAGATGGTTCACCAGACGGTTTAAATTCATCAACATGGACAACAGCTTCTAATGGTGGAGTAAAAGTTATAGATTTGAAAGGTATAGGTTCTGTTGCTAGTCTTAAATTTAAATTTACCGCTACTGGTAATTATCAAATTAATGATATGACAATAGTTTATAGAACAATAGGTAAATCACCATCTACTGGACAAAATTAATATGCTGCCTATAGTTAATACCAATAGAACGTCAGCCCAAGACCGTAAGAAAGCAACAAATGATTTATGGAGTCGAACTCAGGAAAGAGTTGGAGGATGGACAGCTACCAAATCTGGACTGAGAGCCGGTACTGTACAAGTTGTTTCTTCTGGCGGTGGAGAAAGAATTAGAGTTTCTAGTAAATTAATGCTATCTGGAACAACAACAGATGAAATATTAAATGATAGTGAAACGGAAGTTGATGTTGTTGATGGAACAAAATTTGCAGCTGGTGACACAATAAGAATTGATTCTGAACATATGCATGTAAGTAGAGTGGAGACTAATATATTATATGTTGTTAGAGGAGCTGATGGTACTGCTAATGTTGCTCATGGCCCATCTGGATTAGATATTTATAAGATTAATCCAAAAATACCAACAAGATATAGTGAGCTTTCATCTGAAACTATAACTTTTGTTAAAGATGGTTCATCTTTTAATTATCCAAAACAAATGCAATTTATTCCCGCATCTGCTTTAAATTTTGGTTCAGCTTTTGCCTTTGTGGGTGATGGTGGATTAATTGATTATGATGATGACCAGTATGATGTGTTATTCATATTGAAGGATATGCAAACATATAGTGTAGAGGATTCCGATGAAAGTAGCAATCAATTTTTACAAGTATCTGCTGAGGGTAAATCAGCTACGGGATTTACGCCAACGGCAAATGTTGGAGTTAGGGTTTTATCTTCAACTACCGTAACTTCTTTTGATGAAGAATCGTTTACGTTTAATGGCATTGATTTATCAGACCCAGTTTTTGGTACAGATAGCATTGCTTATGATGCAATGCATGATTTTGATACCGATGATGTGACAGCATTAACTGTTACTTATACTCTTACATTTACTGCTGTAAAAGGTAGTGGAGATTTTATGGTTGAGGGATTTATAAGAGCTGGCACAGAAGATACTGGTAATACTTCTAGATTTATAGAAGCTAATTATGAACAATCAAATTTTTCTGAGTTAAGAAACGCTGGATTTGGTGATGGTTCGGTTACTAGAAGTGTAAGTTTTGTATTTGATGCTGCTTTAGGGGCTGACCCATGTAAAGTTGTAGCAACAATAACAAGTTATGACCAATTAGGTGGTAGTACAGCTACATTATCTGGAGAAGTTACAGAAATAGTTTATACCACCGCAAGTGGTGCAACACGCTCTGTTACAGGAGTAAACAGAGCAGACGCTATTGTAATAGCGCGATAAGGAGAATATTATGGCAAATTATGACCCGTTTATGTTTAGTTCACTTCAAGGTCAACAAGGTGGGCCTGGACTACGATGGGAAGGTCAACAAAAAGGTATATCGAGAGAGACTCTTGAGGAATGGGCTAAAAAACAGGCTAGCAAAGTATCTGACGCTGCAAGTGGATTAAGTAAAGCTGGATTATGGGCTAAGGGCATTGGAACAGCGGCGATGTTTATACCTGGTGTCAGGGAAGCAAGTCTTTTAACACAGTTTTTAACTGGGGCTGCGGTTACTGGTGGTACGCAGAAATTCTTAGGTGATAGAGCGGTTAGTGGATTAAGTATGGAAGACGCTCCAGATGTTTTATATGGTGTTGATGAAGCGAGAGAGCTTGAGACAACAGCTCATTCAGCTATAGATAAATTATTGCAGTCTGTGAATCCATCAGCTTTAGAATCAGCTATAACAACCCCGTTATCAGTCTTAACTATGAGAAATATGCAGAATCCTTATTTAACTGGTAAAGCAGGGGCTAATCAAATTAGTCAAGCGTATAGCACTATGTCTAATAGATTCAACCCGATTCAAAATCAAAATCCATTATTTGATATAGATTCATGGCGTAATCTTTTCGAGATATACAAAAGAGGAATCTAATGGCTTTATACGACGATTATTTAGACCAAAACAACTTATATTCAAGACCATCTGAAATGATGTCTGATGTAAACGATTATCTTGGAGCTAATAGAGCTTCTTTACCAATGAATCAAAATAGTCTTGGTTCAATGATGAGCATCCCTGACCCAGGTGGCGGTGGTAGTGGTAGTGGCGGTGGTAGTGGCGGTGGTGCCGGTGACGGTGGTGGCGGTTTCACTATAAAAACACCGTGGTTTGCTCAGCCTGGTGAACAGGGGCCTGGGCCAGATATATATGGTCAGAAAGGGGATTTAATGGGTGATTTTGTAGGAAAACTTAGTTCTTTAAATCCTGGACAGCAAAAATTAATGTTACAGTATATTGGAATAGAATCTGGGGATTTGAAGGAAGGTATATCTCCAAGTGAATGGGCAACATTATTTGGAGTTGACGAGCTGTATTCTAATAGATTTCAAGGATTCCCTAGTATGTTAAATTTTGAAGATGAGATTGAAAATGTCTTTGCTGGTGGAGAACAAGCTATGTCATATGAACAAAAAGCAGCTCAACAAGCTCAAATTCAACAGGGTGGACAATTTCAAGGTGGTATGGGGTTCGATAAATTTGGTAGGGGAAGGGGAATGGCCAATGCTTTAAACAGAAGAAATATGATGGATACATTGGCTCAAAGAAGAAGTTCTATAGAAGAATCTACAGCTAATAGATATGGTCAATTAATTTCAGATTTAAACAATAGAATTAATTCTGGATTTGCTATCGCTGGTGATTTACTTAATATGAATACTGATGCTGGTTCTAAGGTTAGAATAGACCCCGTCACTGGAGAAATAGTTAGATACGGTGGGGATGATGGATTGGCAAATAAAGATGGGGATAGAACTACTCGAAGATAGGGGACAATAATATGGCTGACGCAATAGATGATTTAAGATACATTTCAAGAATGGGTTATAGAGACCCTTGGGCTGAAGCAACTAAGAATATTACTGATAGTTTACTGGCTTATGGTAAAAGTAAACTACAACGTGATTTGTTGATTGCTGATTACGAGGATAAGAAAATAGACCGTGAAGATAAAAAAATAAAAGAACGTATAGCGGGACATAGATACACCTATGGAATGATGAAAAGTTTTGCAGATAAAGTTGAGTATGTTAAAAATCCTGAAGTTGCTCAGGATGTTTTTGGCCCCGAGGGTATGGTACCTGGTTTAGAGCATTTAGA